GGTCGCTGCGAAAACAGCACCGGCACCACTCGCGGCCGCGTGCTCGTGTCAGCACGCAGTCGTTCCACCCGTCGCCGTAGCGGCGACACTCAAGACGGAGGCAGAAATGAAGCGAGAAGATGTACTCAAGCTGATCGAGACTGCGACAGACGAGCAGCTCGAAGCGGTCGGCAAGGCGTTCGCGCCCGCGGCCGAAGTGATCGTCCCAGCCACGCCGGTCGTGGTCGACGTTCCGGCAGTCGCGGCGAAAGCCAAGACGTTCGCGGAGCTCGTCGCCGAAGCGTCACCGGACGTTCGGGACGCGATCAACGAAGGCGCGCGTATCGGTCGCGAGAAGAAGAACGCGACCATCGCCACGCTCAAGGCGTCGGGTCGCTGCGATCTGACCGACGACCAGCTCAAGGTGATGACGCAGGCTGACCTCGACAAGCTGGTCAAGCTCGCCAACGTCACGGTCGAGGCTGTCGACTTCAGCGCCGCGGGCGTCGTGAAGACCGAGCAGCCGAAGGACGTGGCTCCCCCGGCCAGCCTGATCGACGCGCTCAAGGCGGCCAAGAAGTAACAACCTGCGAGGGCGCAGAACAAGAAAGGAAATAGGAGATGGCAAACAGCAACGCGATCTCCGCGCAGGGCACGCTGATTTACCGAGAGGGCGTCGCAATCGCCGAGCTTCGGGACATCACGCCTCCGCCTCTGACGCGGAATCCGATCGAGACGACGATGCACAACTCGCTGGACGACAGCTACGTTGTGGGCATTCGTCGCAAGGGCGAGCTCACGTTCGAGCTGGGCTTCCTCGGATCAGGAGAAACCACGCACAACAACACGACGGGTCTGATCAAAGCGTGGTCAGACGGCACGAAGAACCTGTACCAGATCGCGTTCCCAGATGGGTCGAACTGGTACTTCTCCGGGTTCGTCACGAACTTCGCACCGAGTTCGCCGGTCGATGACGGACAGACGGCGTCGGTCAGCATTCGTCCGAGCGGCGGGCACATCATCACGCCGTAATCACTACGGCATTTCAACAGGGAGAGCACGGACATGGCAAACAAGAGAGCAGTGGTTGTGATGGGTTATCCCGTCTACAACGAAGAGGGCACGGCGCAGGCCGCGATCAAGCCCGGTTACCTCGTGACCGGAACGGCCTCACTCGTCGTCAACGCCGTGGCGGGCGCGAACGTCGCGCGTGCAGTCGCGTGCGAGCGCGACGAACTGGGCGCAGGGATCGACAACACGTATCAGGGCTCGAGCACGATCTCGGCGTTCTATGCGTCCGGCGACGTGGTCAAGGTCGCCGTCGGTTCTCCGGGCGTGCGATTCACGATGTTCCTCGCGTCGGGCTACGTTGTGGCGGCAGACGGCAAGCTGCAAGCGCACTCCGACGGGTCGCTCCGTCCGGTCGAAGCTTCGCAGACCACGCTGTTCCGGGCCATCGACGCCGTCTCGGCGCAGGCGCTGGTGCCCACGGCGATTCGCGTCGAGGTCATGTAACACCTCCGAGGTGCCCGACTGTCGGGCACACGGACTCAACTTCAGAACTGGAGAACGAAGATGGAGAACACGAACGCAGGGGCCGTTGCCATGGGCAACGCCCTCTTCCAGAGCGGTGGCCGGTGGGCTACACAGCAGCTCAAGGCTGCGGCGCTCACGGGCAAGGCGCTGTCGGCGTCCTGCCTCAGAACCCTCGATACGCTGCGCCACGAAGAGTGGAAATTCTTCGATGACGCGCTGATCGCGGAAGCGGTGATTCGACTCGTCGGTGTGGCCGACCTCATTCAGGCTGGACTCGTCCGGCCCGTGCCGAACGCGCTCGGCAAGTCGGTGTTCGGGTACGAAAAGGTGACGGATATGGATCCGGCCACGACCTCCCTCGATGGTCTCGCTCGCACGAGCAACGACCGACAGGAGTTCTCGCTGAGCCAGCTCCCGCTGCCGATCACGCACAAGGACTTCTTCATCAACCTGCGGACGCTCGCGGCGTCGAGGGCCAGTGGAGAACCGCTCGACACGACCCAGGTTCGGACAGCCGGACGAGTCGTGGCAGAACAGCTCGAGAAGATGCTGTTCCAGGGTGGGCCGACGTTCGGCGGGCTGCCGATCTACGGCTACACCACACACCCCAACCGCAACACCTCAGGCTTCGGCACGGGCGGTGACTGGGGCCAGGCGGCGAAGACCGGCGAGCAGATCCTGACCGATACGCTTACCCTGATGACCGGGCTTCAGGCGGATCGGATGTATGGTCCCTACTGGATCTACGTCCCGACGGACGCGGGCGTCAAGCTCGAAGGCGACTTCAAGGCGAACGTCTCGCAGACGATTCGTCAGCGTCTCGAGTCGATCACGGGCATCCTCGGCGTGCGAGTCGCCGACCAGCTCCCCAGCTCCAGCGTGCTGATGGTTCAGGCCACTCAGGACGTGACGGCGTGGGTCCAGGGCGAGAACCTTCAGACGGTTCAGTGGGACGAGTACGGCGGGTTCCAGGTGAACTTCAAGGCGTTCGCCATCGGCGTGCCGCTCGTGCGCGCTGACGTGCAGGGTCGTTCGGGCGTGTATCACATGTCCGACTAATCGTCTGGCGGGCGAGGTCTTCGGGCTTCGCCCGCCACCGTTTTCATAGGGTGTTTCATGTTGTACAAGTACATCGGCACCAAGCATCTTGTCGCAGGCAAGGCGCTCGTGATCGGTGCGTTGGTTGAGTTGACCGAGCGTCAGTTCCACAATCTCCGAGACAAGTTCGTTCCAGTCGGCGAAGAGGCCCCGGCGAGCCCGTCGTTCAAGCCCGCGGAGTTCCGTGTCCTCGACGTTGACAGGGCTTCAGCCGAGGCGGCCAAGACCAAGGCCGAGACGGATTACCTTGACCAGCTCGCGAAGCAGCAGGAGTCCGACGAGGAAGCCAAGATCATGGCTGAACTCAAGGCCGAAGCCGAGAGGGTCGCGGCTGAAGCCGAGAAGTAAGACATCAAGTCGTGGGGTTAACGTGACCCCACGCACCTTTACAGGAGCAGACTAATGGCACTTGTGACCACGCCCGGCCTTGCGACCGCAGACAGCTATGCGACCCTGGTCGAAGCCAACACCTACCACACAGACCGCCGTTACCCGGCGTTGAGTGTGTGGGCTGCCGCGACAGACCCGACGAAGGAAGCGGCGCTTCGCAGTGCAGCCATTCTGCTCGACCGCATGTTCGATTGGACGGGCGGCCCTGTAGACGACGTTCAGCTTCGCGCATGGCCGCGCACGGGCATGTATACGAGGAACGGCTTCGCGATTGCCACCAGCGGGGCTACCTCGATTGTCATCGACCTCAAAGAAGCCCAAGCAGAGTTTGCTGGGCAGCTCGCGCAGGCGGATCGCTTGTCTGACAACGAAGCGGCGAAGCTCGGCATCTCCTCGGTGAGAGCTGGGTCGGTCGCCGTGACGTTCAAGGACGTGGACACGTCAAGCTCTGAATCGCTCGACAACCAACTGCGCCTCATGGGCAGCGAGCTCGCGTATCTTCACAAGCTCGTACCCGACGCAGTGCGGTTCCTGCTCGTGCCCTCGTGGTACACCGAGCACACCATCATCCGACCATTCATGTTCGGAGCCATGTAATGAGCATTCTCAGCGTTGGCATCGGCATCGCAGATGCGGTCACGAAGTCCCTGGGTTTCCAAGGCACGATCACGCATCAAGCGTGGACCGGACAGGATGGCCACGGGGCCTCGACCTATGCGGCTGTTGTGAGCCACAAGGCGGTCATTGATCTAACCCGCAAACATCGGCCAACCGGGTCCGGGAAAATGGTGACCGTGATCGCGACCATCACGATTCTGGAACGTGTCGCAGACACAACTCCGTTGGCGGGACAAACGCGGTATCAACCCATTGACGTTCGTGATATCATCACGCTTCCTGATGGCACGACCGGTCCCATCCTCAGCGGACCGAGCGCCGTCCTCGACCCGGATACCAATCGTGGGTTCTTCAACAGCATTGAGCTTGGAGACCTGAGAGACCAATAAATGATCCCTGTGAGCCAGCCGTGCCTCGGGTTTCTTGAACGCTTGCTTGTCAACGATTGTCTCGATCGCGGGTGGCTCACGTATGGCCCAATGGTCCAGCGGTTTGAGCGCGAACTCGCTGAGCGGTTACATGTGCGGCATGCCCTTGCCACATCCAACGGCACCACGGCGCTCCACGTTGCGCTCGTCGCAGCGGGCATCGGACCCGGCGATGAGGTGCTCGTCCCGAACCTGACGTTCGTGGCGACCGCCAACGCGGTGTTCTACACAGGGTCACGGCCGGTGCTGGTCGACGTTGACCCGGTCACGTGGTGCATGAGTCCGACAGATGCGGCCTGTAAAATCACACCGCGAACCAAAGCCATCCTGCCAGTTCATCTCTACGGGGTTCCGTGCGACATGCGCGGACTCCAGGAACTCGCAGACATTCACAAATTGCTCATCATCGAGGATGCTGCTGAGGGTCTCGGCGGCGACCACGACGGGCTGCCGCTCGGCAC